TACTTCTTCAGCTAACATAGCAGTACCAAATACTTTTGCTCCTTGACCTACTTTAGTAAATAATAATAATGAAGAAAGATCTAATATAGCACCACTTAATCTTCCTATTTGATACCAAGGAGATGTAATATTATGTTCAGCTCTTTCTTTATATTTATTCATAACAGAAGTAGTTTCTGCTGCTGATCTGCTAAACATAAATAAATGATAAAAATCATCATAACCTTTTAATTGAGGATCTTCTTTGGGATTGTAATTTTCATCAGGTGGAAAATCTTGATTATTAAATAACCAATTAATAGTCATTGCTGACATATTTTCCGTAGGAAATGCTTGAACAAAATCTTTAAAAGGAGTGTATTCTACTTTTTCTCTATTTTCTAAAGAACGATTTTTTTGCCATTCTGGTGTAATTGGACTTGGAAAATATTCCATTATTATTTATTTTTTATTTTAGATATAGTTTTTTCCATATCTTGTTTATTAAATTCTGACCATGTATTTTTTTCTGTTCCCCACCAAGTAAATTCTCTATCACTTTTTTCTGCTCTTTTAATTCTTTCATCAATTTCTTGTGAAGTAAATTTCTTACCTTTAAATCTTTCCCAATCTATATTTTGCATAGCAATTTTTACATTTTGATCTTTTTGCATTTTTTTATAAAAAGATTTTTTAATCCAATTTATTAATTGATTACCAATAGGTGGTTCTTGTTCTTTATGTAAACCTACATAAGCTCCTTTTGCTATTTCTGAAAGTTGATTGCTTTCTTTAGCTTTTTCTGCAAATTTAACTATACCTAATCCTAAATTAATTAAATTTCTAGTTTGACTTGCTAATGGTAAAAGTGGCCCTGGCATTATTGTATTTTCCCTAATGTTCCGTTGTATGACATATATGCTGATTCTATTCCTTTAAATATAATAGCATTAAGTAGTAATTGATTTTCTTTTGGAAAATGTTCTTTTACTACATCTCTACCCATTTCAACATTCATAATCATTTTTAAGATACCGTGCATTTCATTTGCATTAAGTATATTAACTGTATCGTTTTCATTAAATCCAAACTCTTTAAATACTTTAAAGTATGGACTTGGATCTTTAGCATACATACTAAAGATTTCTTTTAATGTAGGTGTTGCACCATATTCATTTGATACAGCACTTACTAAACTAGATTTATTTATAATAATTTTAGCAGCAGCTCTTGCAGCATGTTCAGGACTAGAAAATACTGCCATAGTATTTCCGTCAACTTTATATTCTAATTGTCCATCCCACATTTCACCTGTTAAACCTTCATTAACCCAGTGTATTCCAAAATAATTATTCGTTCTTAATCCAAGATTCATTTCTTGATTATTATAATTTTCTTTAGCATAAGTTTTATAAGTTAAATCTAAATTGTTTTTAGTATATGGCATTTTCCAAAATGGAACTAATGCTTCAACACTTTTTTCATTATTTGATAAATCCATATTATTAGCAATTTTTTGATCAGTAGAAATTAATTCATTTCTGTCATTTGTAGCTTTTTTCATTTTTAATTGTAAATCTCTATAATCAACATCAACACCCATTACTTTCATCATCCAAGCAAATGGTCTAACTTCTGCAGGTACATCATCCACTCCAGGATAATCAGGATAGTATCTCCAATTACCCATTCCTTGTGCTACATTAATTGTTCCATGAATTGCTCTTTTAGCCCAATTCCAATCAGGAACTAAATGTCCATAATGTTTCATAAACTCATCATATTCTTGAGTAGCTAAATTATTAATAAATTGAGAATGACTTTTTGGTGTATTTTCAGAAGTAGTTGATAAACTTGACCATACTTCAGGAGAAAAATGTTCGTTAGCATCTGTAATTTCTATTCTTTGTCCATTAGGTAATTGTAATGCTAAATGATATGCAGGTACTTTTCTTCCATTTAATTCTACTAAATTACCTTTAGGTTCTAAAATAATTCCTTGACCACCATTATCAAAAATAGTTTTTAATATATCCATTGGATTCATTCCACCCCATACTTCTGCTATTTCTGATTCACTTAAATTTTCAAATTTAGAAAAAATATGTGCAAAAACTTCATTGTTTAATTGATCACCATTTACATTTGGGTACCATTTTTCAAAAGAATTTTTCATTAATATAGGTTGGTCATGTCCTGAATATCTAGTTGGATAATAGTTCA